GTGATAGAAGTGCCCCAATCGCCGTTGGTGTGCTGCTTGATCGACTGAGACATGTTGACTTCGTCGAAGCCCAACACGCCCATGCCCATCATGCCGTTCTTGAACTGGCGGCTAATGGTGTCGGTCGGGTTGAACAGACCTTTCATGCCTTCGACCAGACCAGCGTTAGCAGCTGGGTTAACGGTTGCGTAGCGTGGTGCCATCACAGCAGCGTTTTCGTTCAGCTTCTGCTGAGCTTGCAACAGAACGAGCGAAGTCGATGGGGTGGTGCCAGGAGTACCAACCGAGTTGAACACACCCTTGTATGCGTTAGCAACGTCAGCGTCGATGCTGGATGCCAACTGCGAAATACGAGGCTTCAGAACACGCTCTGCGAAGTCATCCAACTGCATGGTGAGTTCGGCGGAGGTGAAGTTAACACCAATGTGCTTCTGCGAAGCAACAGTCAGGGTGGTGAACTGTTCGTTGTCGTCCTGAACTTGCAGAGCGGCACCGTCAGTTACCAAAGCGCGATCTGGTAAACGAATACGCAGAGTCGAACCGATTTTAGCGCCTTCAACGGCGAAAGAATCGTCGTATTGACGATTGACGTTACGAGTGATCACCAGGTTGTTCTCGAGGATTTCGAGCGCCTTGCGGGTGATCATGTCGATAGTAAGAATCGAGTTTGCCATGATAGTCCTTAAAAAAATTAGCGGTTACGTTGAGCTTCCAACTTCCGAATCTGACGCTGGCGCTCCGCTTCGATCCATTCTGACGTCGACATGTTCTTGATAGAACGTGGGTCGGTCGTATCGTAAGCCGGGGCTCCAGTGCCACGGCCACTAATGGGCGCGATCGGCGGTGGGGCGCTTGTCGTTTTCTTGACCGGCGGATTGTCGCTTAACTTAGCTTCAATCTTGCCAATCTCTTTGGCTTGCATATACGGCGACAGACGAGAAATACGATCAGCTTCTTTCGGATTAGTGCCAAGGTAATACGCTAAGTCTGGCCCAACATCCGACGCTTGGATTGTCTCAGCCATCACGGTCGTGATCGGTAGGTTCGGGTTGTACGCGACTTGTTCAAAGTCTTCGTACTTGCCTCTAGCCTCTTCCTCACGGTCGTGGTAAGCCTCGAGCGTTTCCATGCGAGCGCGGTCAGCTTCTCGCTTAGCAAGCAACTCTTCTGCCTTTTGAGCAGCTAACGCTTCCGCGTACTGATCAACCGACTCAAATTGCTCTAACGAAGGAGCTGGCGCAGGCGGTGCAGTTTCCTGCTGTCGCCGGGCTTGTTCTCTTTCCCACTTACGCTGTTCTCTTGCAAGCCGCTTGCCAATCGCAGCGTCTAACTCTTCTTGTGTGAAGGTCTTGGCTGGTTTTGGCTCTTCAGTTTCCGGCGCTGTTACTTCGGGTTCCGGTACTGCCGTTAGTTCCGGTTCCGGCGCGGGCACTGCCGCTAGTTCATTTTGTACTTCATCAGACATTGTCGATTCCCTTGAGAATCCCTGGCTTGCCGTGCCAGTACGGTTAATGCAAATTTACTCCCAAATTACTGTTGCGGCAACTGTACCACCAATCGCCACATAAAGTCCGTTTTTCGCGTACGCACCATCTAGCGGTAACATGTACGACGTCGCAGCCGCCGGGGTAAACACACCAAGAATGGTGGAGGTGGTTGTGTTAGACGCCGAATCGTAAACCGTAATCGTCGGGGTGCTGGAGGCAGCGCTGACAAAGATGCCTTTCAACTTGCCCGCCATTGGATTGATGTTGGCCGACGCGGTGATATAGGTGTAATTTGCCATAATTAGCCCGTTGTGTTTTTGATTAAAACAATAATAAACATGCAAGACACGCCGTTATTCGCCGCGCTGCCTACGCCGGTGGCTTCAATGTCTGTCTTTTCAGGTATGAGTACTGGGTACTCAAACGCATAGTCTGCTACGCCGTTATTGACCGTAGTTACCGCTGCTGTACGACGAATACGGTCAGTGCCCGCAGTCAATAACCGCCCGCGCACTTGCGTAGAACCTGAAGCCTGACCTGCCGAAAAAAGTCCTTGAGCTAGATAGCCTGTGTATCCTGCAGGAATCGTATAGTGGCCGGTTACGGTGTTGTTAAAATCAAATTTAATGATGTTGTAGACCGTAGCAGGTACGCCAGACGTAACAGTGCCGGTACCCATGTAAATGTCGCCAGCGGCTGAATTAGTACTGCCTGCAGTGGCAACATACGCGTAGTTCACGCGAAGAAAAAGGTTTGTCGTTAAGACTTCGGTCTGGCCGTTTAACGTGACTGTTTCCGATACTTCTGTGTAGTCGCCGCGTAAGCCTTGAATGACAATCGTGCGCGCGCCCGTACCTGCTGCCGTATCGTTGGCGTTGGTAGAGCTTACTTTCATCTGCAGCGCAGCAGCAGGGTGCGAAATAATGGATGGCAGCGGCCATACCGTTACCTCAGACGTGTCTACGTCAGGGTTGTAGCCAAAGACCACCACCGATCGATGATCGGGGACTTCACCGCGTGAAACTTGCAGTTCAAACGGTTCGTTTTTGCCAAACTTGGTCTGAGATACGGGTATCGTCATGCTAGGTACTTTAGTTTGTACAGCGTTGACAGGTACAGCCCAACGATCTCATCGATGATGTTCTGCAGCGGGCTGTCCGACTTATCGACCACCTTGTAGCGCATTTCTTCAATTTCTTCGAGTTGATCCTGCAAGAACTCAACGATATTGCCAGGCTTTTTGGTCGACTGCAGCGAGATAGCGCCAATCAGACCGTGACGGCCTTGGTAAGCTTCGGCAAACTTGTCCGCTAGATCGACAATCTCGTCATAAAACGTGTTCAAAGCGACGTGTTTAGCATAGCTGCGGGTGTTCAGATGCACCGAATGGGCGACATCCCGGCCTAAAAACAGAATGCCTACAAAATTGGCGCAGCTCATACTCTTGGCTCCTCAGGCGGCATTTCTGCCATTTCAGGCGGCATCATACCCATTTCCGGCGGCATTTGTTGCATTTCCGGCGGCATTTCCTGCATCGGCATCTCGCCCGGCAGCTCTAGGCCACCTTCGCTCATCGCCAAGTCGCCTGCGCTCATGACGTCGCGCAGCGTTTGCATGACGACGTCTTGCACCTGATCCGGCGTCATAGCGCCAGACACGGCAGACAGGCGCTGCGTTTCTGCTTGGTACGCCTTGATCTCGGCTTCGAAATTCTTGCGCTCCAAGTCCTGCACCTCGATCGACTTGCCGACGTTCTGCAGCATCTGTTGGAGCTGATCCATCTCTTGGCCCATCGCCTCGATCTGCTGCTTGGCCATCTGCATTTCGGGTGAGTCGTCCGAACCGTCGCCCAGCACCTTCGGATCGATGACCCGTGCAAAGCGTTGTGCCATCTCTTGCGCGCCTGGCCAATCCATGTTCTTGATGAACAGGTCGCCTGCGACTTGCCAGAGCTGCGGGTTGGACTGCAGAATCATGCCCATCGCGTCCAGTGCTTCCTGACGCTTGGTCATGTAGGACGGGCCGGTGGTCACGACGACGTCGTACTTACCGACGCTTGGGTTGTAAATCTTGTCGATTTCGATGCCCTGCTGGTTGACGATCTTCTTGACCGGCTCTTGTTGGGTAGGATCGAGCTTGACCATGTCGGTGTCGCCGTCCACACCAATGATGCGAGCAACCCGCTGGGTGTCGTAAATCTTTGGGATTATGTCAACAATTTGACGGGTAACGTGCCGAATAGCCCGCGCCAGATTGTCCACGTAATGATAAGTGCCAGTATCAGACTGACGCTCACGCGCCATAATTGCCTTGCCCGATCGCTCATTCGATGTTGCTCCCAGACTGGTGTCGTACTGCCCTGTGGTCGACTTAATATCGTCCGACGCACCCATCTTGGCCTGAATTAGACCCGTCTGTGGCAGTGGTGGGGCTGCCCGTTGAGGCAACGGCAGCACAGCGCCTGAACCGTCGGTAACGTCCGGGTTGACCTCCAGATACGGCCAGTTCTGCGTGTTGG